CTACTCCACCATCGCAGAGGCCGCACTCAGCAACGCCCGCGAGGTCTGGGCCTACTACATCATCGGCAACCACGACGAGTCCATGGCGTGGGCCTTCTGCCAGATGTTCGCGGCGAAGTACCCGCAGCTCACCTTCGACCTCGATATCTCCGAGCGCAAGGTACACGTCTTCCACGACATCGCCTTCGGCATGACCCACGGCGACGGACGCAACCGCAAGGACCTCGACCGCATCTTCTCCGCCGAGTTCCCCGAGTTCGCACAAGCCAAGGTCAAAGAGATCCACGCCGGCCACTTCCACCACGAGGTCAGTGTGGATGACTACGGCATCGTGACGCGCTCGCTATCAACGAAGGCACGCACCGATAAGTGGCACCGCGAGAACGGCTACGTGGGCGCCAACAAGCGCTTCACGCTCTTCGAGTGGGACGAGACCGAACTGCTAGGCATCCACTACGTGTGAGGGGGAAACGATGAGCTTCAAGGACCCGGACGACTTCCGCACCAGACTCGCACGACTGGCGCTCGAGGGCGTCGACACCGTGGCAGGACCACGCAATGCCACGTACGGCCCGCCAGACGACGACATGGCGGCAGTGGCGATGATGTGGACCGCCTACCTGAGACAGCGCGGCCTTATCGACGAGTACGCCCGCGTGGAAGCCCACGACGTGGCAGCAGCCATGATGATGGTGAAGCTGTGTAGGCTCGCGCACTCACCCGGACACCACGACTCCATCATCGACATCATCGGCTGGGACCTGATCTACGCCGAGTGCATGCGCCCGGATGACTGGCACCACTGATGAGCCTCCACGACGACCGGTTGATGCTCGCGCCATCACTCACACCCGGGTACTGCATCGTCTGCGGAAAGCCCTACCCGACGAAGCATCACGTGGTGAAGCGCTCACACCTGGGACACGACGGCCCACAGCTCCACCTCTGCGGACACGGCACGGCAGGCTGCCACGGGCTGGCGGAACTGAGGCGCCTCCACTTCCGCCACGCCGACCGATGGGAGTGGATCGCGACACCCGTACCGATGAAGTACGACGGCGTACTCGAGCTGGATGGCTGGCGCCCGTGCGTCGACTCCGAGGTGTGGGGCTGCTGATGGCAGTCGGCAAGACATGCAGGTGCGGCAGGCGTGTCGAGGCTGGAGCGAGGTGCGTGTGCGGCGCCGGGTCACAGGCCGAGCGCGTGATGCGACAGCCATGGCGACTGGTGTACCGGCTGCCCAGCTACAAGCACAACCGCATGGCGCGCTACCGATTGGTGGGCGGTAGATGCGAAGTGTGCGGCGTGCCACTGCGGGGGCCGCTCCACGACAGTGGCGTCGCGTGGGAGTGCGACCACGTGAACGAGGCGCGCAACTTCATCGGGCACCTCGACGACGCCAACGCGATCGAGAACCTGCGGTGCAAGTGCGAGCCGTGTCACGACGCGAAGCTCGGTGCCAAGGGGTAGAGGGGTCGAATCACGAGCGCTGAACGCCCTCAAGACCCCGCGCCCCTCTCGGCGCGACACACCCGAAATTGGCGATTCGGGGGCTGGGGGCGGCATCGCCTCTCAGTTACGACCTCATTTAGTGACCTCCCCCGCAGACTCGCCTCATGAAGTGCGCCCACTACTCCTGCGACAACGATGTGACGCCCACGAAGCGTGGCCGTCCGCGCCGATTCTGCTGCGACGCGCACAAGACGGCCGACTACAAGCGCCGCCGTGCAGCGGGTGAGCTTCCGCGCATCGCATCAGCCGTCACGGGGCTGCCCGGCGAGGCTTCACTCGTGGACACGAAAGCCGATCCCGACATCCAAGTCGTGGCATCCGTCCACGAGACCATCCTGCTCATCAACTCGTACCGCCGGCTGTCCGTGGATGCGCGCCTCGAACTCGCGATCCGCTGCGAAGCGATGGCGGACACGCTGGAGACGGCCCTACGCGACAACTTCCGAGGAGCGATTCACGATGAGTAGAGGCCGTAAGGCGGACCCGCAGCGCGCCGCACGAGGCACCGGGCATCGTCCGCAGGTGGGCGAGGCCATCACCGAGTACGTTCCGCAGCACCACTCGTCAGCCCTCGAACGCCAGTTCGCCGAGGAGCTTCCAGTTGGACTCCCCAGGGACTCGTTCATGCGCGCCGTGGCGGAACTCGGAGACCGCGGGAGAGACACCGACCTCGAGGCGCTCCGCATCATGGCGATGTGCATCCACCGGGCGCAGCAGTACCAGCAGGTGGTCGACGCCGAGGGCCTGATGGTCAGTGACAGCTTCGGCAACCGTAAGGTGAACCCCGCGCTCAAGGCATCACGCGACGAGGCGAACATGTACCTCAAGATCGCGAACCAGTACGGGCTCACCTTCGTGAGCCGACTGCAGGCCGGCATCATGCAGCTCGCGGGTGAGTCGATGCTCCAGCAGATGCACCAGTCGATAGCCGGTGCCATCGTCTCGCGCATCATCGCCGCAGAGCCGGTAGAGGCCATCATCGACGCGCTGCCCCACGTGTGTCCCGACTGTAAGCGCGGGTTCTCATCGGCCCGCGGTCTCGCGTCGCACGTCAGGGTGCATCAGTGAGGGCGTCCGACCTCAGAGAGTCCATCATCGAAGCGGTGGGCGATCGCATGGATCGCGCCGAGCTGGCGGCGATACTGCCCGAGCTGTTCATGGCCACGCAGCTGCAACTCGTGGAGGACCGCTGGGCCGGGCAGCCGTTCGAGATCGCGCCGATGATCCGCGACGGGTTCATCCGGCCGCTGTTCGGGACGCTGCGTGAGGACGGGACGCGGCAATACACCGAGGGCATCATCGGAATGCCCCGCAAATGGAGCAAGACCACGAGCATCGCCGGACTGGCGTTGACGCTCCTCAACATGGAGCCCGTCGACGGGCAGATCATCGGCACCATCGCGTTCGACTTGGGACAAGCGAAGAAGTCACTGAACTTCGGCAAAGCGATGGTGGAGCGCAACCCACGGCTGAAGAAGCTCTGCAAGCCGTACTCGGACCGCATCTACATCCCAGACAACGGCAGCATGTGGCGCGTGTTCCCCCACGACGCGGACGATGTCCAGGGCGAGGGCTTGCGTGTCGCCATCTTCGAGGAGCCGCACACCTACAAGCGCGCCGACGCCATCAACGGCGTGCGCTCCGGCATGGGAGCGCGTGAGGAGCCGTTGGTCATCGGAGTCACGACCGCCGGCCCCTTGCGTACGGGCGTGCTGTGGGACTGGCTCCATGGCGAGTACGACCCCGAATCACGGCAGCGACACGGCGGTCTCATCAAGGACCCTCGTGGCCTCTACTACTGGTTCGGCGCCACCGAGGCGGAGGACATCGAGGACCGCGAGGTATGGCGGAAGTACAACGCGCCGTGGATCTCGATGGACTACCTAGAGGACATGTTCCGCCGCATGCCCCGGAGAGAGTTCGAGCGGTACCACCTCAACCGCTGGCCGAAGAAGGGTCGCTACACATCCGCCATCCCCTCATCGGTGTGGGGAAGCGAGGCGAACAGCCGCAAGCCTGTGTTCACCGAGAGGCTCACTTCCGTGATGGCGGTCGACGCGGCAGACAAGAAGGACCGGACGGCGTTCGCCACCGTGCAGATCGACGAGCACGGAGACTACAACGTCTGGTGCGACGTCCGAAGTGTCGACGAGGACCGCGAATACACCGACTACCTCAAGCTCGAGCAGGACCTACGCACCGTCGCCACCGATATGAACGTCGTGCGCATGGGCTTCGACCGCCGCCAGATGGGCCGCACGATGGCGCAGCTCGACGACGAGGGCTACCCGGTGGAGGAGTTCAACCAGGACAACAACTCCATGTGCGCCGCATCGCAGTTCCTCTTCGAACTGGCACAGACGGGCAAGCTCCGGCACGGCGGCGATCCGGTGCTGGCGGAACACGTAGAATCCGCCGCCCCATACGACCGCCCACCACTGGGATGGCGGTTCGCCAAGTCAGACGCCAACGACCCCGACTGCAAGATCGACGCGGTCATAGCCGTGGCGATGGCGTGCTGGATGGCACAGGCGCAGAAGCCGCAGAACGCGTCGTTCTCCGAGACCGGAGGCGTGTGGACGCTCTAAGTGACGACGGCTGCACGATTGTCCCGCGTACCACAACAGGAAGGTGAGCCGTGGATCTCAATCCCAAGCGGCTGTTCAAGCGCAGGACAGATGAGCAGCGCGCGCTCGATACCGACTCGCCGCTCGTGCAGGCGTGGTTGGCATCGTGGGCGACTGCGACCAGCAGCGGGGCATCGGTGACAAGCGACTCGGCGGTGGCTGCCGTGGCGGTCCTCGCGTGCCTGCAGGTCCGCGCGGAGACGTTCTCGTCCCTGCCGGGCGGCGTGTTCACCAAGGACGGTGAGTACCGCAGGCCGGCCACTGACCATCCCGTGATGCGCCTGCTGTTCGACCGCCCCAACGATGTGATGACATCCGGCGAGATGTGGCGGTGGAAGTCCATCCGTCAAGACACGCACGGCAATGCCTACATCCGCATCGTGTGGAAGAACGGCTGGCCCGTCGCTCTCTGGCCTCTGACCGGAGACAACCCGAAGGTGATCTCCAACGGATCGAACATCGCCTACCGCTACGAGGGCGACAAGTTCACGCCGAAGGACGACTACCCGTCGACCGACATCCTGCACTTCAAGGGTCCGATGCTGCTGAACCCGTACGAGGCCAAGTCGCTTGTGACGCTCACGGCGGAGAACATCGGTCTCGCTCTCGACACAGAGAAGTTCTTCGCTCGGTTCCTCGGCAACGGAAATCACTTCCCGCTCTACCTGCAGACCGAACAGTCGCTCGACCCCAAGGACATACAGGCGCTTCGTGAGCAGATGGCGAACTCGTCGGGTGTCCTCACTGCTGGAGAGACCCGGGTGTTCGACCGCGGCCTCAAGGTCATGGGGAATTCGATGTCGCTCAAGGAAGCCGATCTATCTGGCCACCAGCGATGGGTGCTCGAGCAGGTATGCCGTACATGGCGCGTTCCTCTGCCGCTGGTGCAGGACTGGACCCACGGGACCTACACCAACAACGAGCAGGGCGGCCTATGGTTCGTCCAGCACACCATCGCGCCCATGTGCATCGACTCCGAGCGCGTCTGCAAGAAGCTGTTCCTCTCCGGTGAGTCGTCGACCTACGTCAAGTTCAACATCGACGGATTGCTCCGCGGAGACTTCGCCACTCGTATGGCTGGATACACGTCTGCGTGTGGCGGACCGTTCATGACGCGCGAGCAGGTCCGCGCGCTCGAGGATTGGGATCCGCTCCCCGGCCTCGAGAAGCCCCTCGTGCCGCTGAACATGGGTCTCATCAACGAGGCCGGCGGCATAGAGCCGACGCAGCCCGACCCCGGCGCACCGTCGATGACTCCGCCGACCCCACGCTCTCTCGATCCGCTGCTGGACGACGCACGCTCACGCATCGCAGCCCGGCACGCCCAGGACGTGGAGCGTGGCCGCGACATATCCGCCACACGAGAGTTCGCCCAGCGCGTCATCGGACCGCTGGTGGATGCAGAAATCATCAACGACCCCGATGGATTCATTGAGGAGGCACTTCGATGAGTGACGTGGAAGTTCGCACCATATCCGTGGATGATCTGCGGATGCTCGAGGACAACGGCCAGTCACGGATCGAGGGCCGCGCCATCGTCTACGACGTGCTCTCCGAAGACCTCGGAGGGTTCCGCGAGAAGTTCGCACCGGGCGCGGTCAGGCTCGACTCCGACCTGCTCGCGCTGTTCGACCATCAGACGAGCATG